TGGTGCCGGGGCTGCTGGAGCTGCTGGAGCGCCTGCTGCACCTGGGCCTGCTGGAGCTGGAGCCGGGGCTGGAGCCGGAGCTGGAGCTGGTGCGAATTCTTCTTCGCCGCCGAGCATAGAATCGAGTTCATCGTCTTCTGACGGTGGCATTTCTGGATCGAGCTCTTCTTCCTCAGCACTACCGCTTGATCCACCGATTTGGATCAGAGGGCTGTTGATATTAATGATTGGCTGGCCTTTTCCGCCACCATTCGAAATAGCATCAACTGGTGCGTTCATTCCACCACCCGCGCCACCCATGTCGCCAGGCATTGAATCGAAGTCTTTGAGTGATTCTGATGCTGACAATTCTTCTTGAATTGTGGCGATCAGGTCTTCTGCTTCGTAGATCGCTGAATCATCAAAGTCTGATCTCTTCAAGCGTGAGATGAGGCTCATCAGCTTGCTTGAAAGGTCATGCGATTCTTTGATTTTTGGCGTTTTGTCGCGAAGGACTTGAAGCGTCGTGGCGAGTGATTCAGCAGCGACTTGGCGGTTGCTGATTGCTTCGAACACGAGATGGAGGAATTTATTGTATGAAGCTTCGAAGTTTTTGGATTCTGATAGAATCTGAACGTTTTCTGCGAGCACTGGGTGTTCGGCGTTTCTCGCGATTGCTTTCCACTCTTTTACAATCTTGTTCTTACTGACTTTTAAGTTAGTCTTGAAGAAGAGTGTTGATGTGTCGTCACAGAGTTGTTGGTTAAATACACCTTGTGTTGCAAGAGTGTTCTCGATCAGTGTCGAGACTTGTTTCCTGTTTAACAGTGTGAATTCTTCCATTTCCATCAGGAATGGTGCGAGTGTCTTGATTGCGTTCTCAATTTTGTTTTCAGCAATCATGTTGGACACTGCGAGGATTCTTTCCTGGAATCCTTGGCTTTGGTAGGCGGTGTTTGCTACGTCTCGCATCTTGCGAGCTACCAGTTTGCGGGTTGCCCATTTGGTGACTGGAAGTCTAAAGCGTTGACCGTCGTTGAAGTATCCGGCAGTTACCTGACCGTTTTCGACGATGACTTTATCTTGCAGACTTTCTACGATAGTTGAAACGAGCTTGTCTTTAACTGATTCGTTAAAACCGTCTTGGCTTACACTGATATTACGGATAATACCGTCTCTTGTGCGGACCACACCCGAAGCTGGGACTGTTCGTCCGCTAAATCTTTGGGCTTTCATTCTGCCGAAGGCAGATGACATTTTGCTCTGATCGTTTTCTTCGATTGCATTGACTAAACGCAAGCAGGAGTCTTCGAATAATCCGGCTTTTTCACCTTCAACGACCTCAATAGAACGAATATTGCTGATAGCAATACGGCCTTGATCTTTTGTATGCGATGCTACAAAAAATTGATTGTCATTGACGTCTTCAATGAATAAATCTTTAGAGCGAAGAGCGGCTAATCGCCACTGTTTGCCCGCCAATTTACCCATCTCTTCGACCTTTTCGGAGAAGAATGAAACTCTTGCTTGAGCGCTATCGTTCAACGCACTCAGAAACTTTCGGCTATCCATTTTGATACTTGAACTAGCCATAGTATTCTGATTTTGTGCCATGTTATGACCCCTTATGCTTGCATGCATATTAAACTACTCATAAATTTGCCGAGAAACCAACCATATGTCTCTCCGGCCAGACCCGTTTACCCAACTATCGCAGGTAGATCATCATCAGTAATATCGCCCTCTTCTGCCTCAGGCTTAGCGACATTCTCCATTAAAACATCATAATTCTCCCTGATAGCGTCATTTCTCTCACCCTCATCAACAGACCAACGGACCAAACAACTCTCAGAACGACTAGGATCATAAATATCCAAACCATCATTCAGATACCTCTCCCTAGTCAAACCATCAAATTCCTTAGTATTCAACATGAACTCATATGCATTATTAAAGGACTGCTCTTCATCCTTATAAACTTCCTTATTCTGACGCTTAGTCCAAGACTCCATGATTTTACGTCGTCTGTTACGATCCCTGGTCTTAGCCATCTCATTAATCAGACGACGATTAGCAGACTGATCAAGCCCATACAAGCCTTCAGGCAACCCGCCCTCAGGAGGAGCGCCACCTTCAGGAGCACCTGCCGCACCAGCCTCAGGAGGAGCACCACCAGCCTCACCGCCCTCAGGAGGAGCACCCTCAGGACCACCCTCAATGCCGCCCAAATCATCACCGCCCCCAAGATCAGACATCCCGCCGCCCATCCCACCACCGCCGCCAAAGCCGCCACCACCACCGGCAGCCTCATCAGCCTCAACATCCTTAAGCTCTTCAATCTCATCAGGAGACAAATCAGTAAAATGAGTAACAATCCACTCCTTAGGAAACCAGCCCAAATCCTTCAAATCATTCATAACAGAAGCGCGAGTCTGCCAAGTCTCAATCCTATAAAGCTCCTCCAGAGCAGAACCAGCAGAAAACATCAGCTCAAAGCCCTTCATATCATCCACAGAATAACCGCGCAACGCAAGGTGAACAATAGCAACCTTGGTTAAACCATTAACACCCTCACGCTGTACCCACTGAACAGCCTTAGCAAACTCAGAGCTGGACTGCGATAGCGACTTATCGTTAGCCTCACCAGCACCATCGCCAATCCCGACTCTCGCAAACGGGATCTTCATGGGAGCTATCATCTTTTTCTTGAAATACTCGATATCCTTGATCTGATCGAGATTCTCAGCACCAGGCATCACCTCAATATCAGGGCCAGAACCATCAGGACGACGTGGTAAAAAGAAGTCATCCTCTTGGATCAACGGAGAATATCGTTCATCAAAAGCACCGGTGGTGGGATTATAGAACCGCTGCCTCTTAAACGTCCTAGCAACCATCTGCATGTACTCAGGGACTTCCTTAGGAGGAATGTTACCGACAGGAATCACGAACTTCCTTTTCTCAGGAGCTCTAGTGATTCTATAAATCAGGGCAGCATCTTCCATCAACCGCAACTGCTTAAAAGCCTTTCTACCACCATCAAGAAGGCTTCTACCATAAGGGTGATAGATGTTTTCGAAGCTCGTGAGACGTAAATGCATCACCTGCCAAGGATGCAGAAACTGTGGTTTTGGGAAGAGAGCATCCATAAAGAAGAAACCGATTAGGTCACCATACCTAGTCTCAATTCTTGTAAAATTGTAGACGTTCATGAACCGCAATGAGCTAACGCCACCACGGTTTTGGTCTAATACTATTTCAAAAGGGGCGTCGCCATATTTGCAGAGGTACCTCATAGTGGGACGACAAAAATTATCCCATCTTAGTATGTTATAGAATAAGTCTTCTAATTCTTTTTTAAGCCTTTTATTTTTAGCTTTTATGACTAGCGTGTGCTTCCGTTCGCTATCGACTAGGGAAGCCTCATCGGCGTATAAGTCCAGGGCAAGACTCACTTCGCCGGTTTGATCCATCTGCTCGTAGTCTTTGTATCGTTCAAGCCTATTTATCTGGAGATTCGTCTGATCAAGGATAGCAGCTTGGGAACTGAAATCCAAGAACTCTCCGCCAGTAGTGAGCTTGTCTAAACTAGACTGATCCTGGAATATTTTATCTGCTCTGAAAACGTTCGCAGATTTGGTCAGCGCGCGTATTCTGTCAAAGACAAGCCAATTACTAGGCATCGAAAAATCCCCGTATGTATTGTTAATATATATTTACAAGGAGTCGCTGAATATGATCAATTGGAACAAGACCCATCATAAATTTGGATACAGGTCCCTAATAGACCTAAAAGGAATCAAGCGACCATTAGTAGTATGTGAATGCGTACGGTGCAAAAAAGAAAAAGATATCCAGCTACGATCAAAACAAGGCTTTGCATGGACCTGCCCAGCCTGCATATCACTATCCAGAAGCGACAAAATATCAGAACAATTAAAATCCAATTGGCAAGACAAAACATATCGAGCGAACCAGCTAACAAAAAAGAATCAAGAAGACTATAAAAAGAACCAATCTGACCTGTCGAAGGAACGCTGGAAAACCGAAGAATACGCATCCAAGCTAAGGACTGGAATCGATCAGGAAAGACTTAAAGAAGATAAATTTAAAATCTTAGAGTCCACCAATTGGCAACAGCAAATAACAGTGAGATGCCTTACCTGTGGCTTTGTAAATTCTTTAACGCCACAAAGGCACTTCGATAATCAATACTGTCCAAAATGCCATATAAGCAAGGGACAAAGAGAAATATCAGAATGGCTGACTTCTTTAGAAATACCACATACCATAAACGACTGGAATATATTAAAACACAAAGAACTAGATATATTCTTACCAAATCACAATATAGCAATAGAGTATCATGGATTATACTGGCATTCCGAAAGTATAAATGGCTCTAAAAACATTAAAGAGAGCCACCAGTCAAAAGCAATCGCCTGCAGGGATAAAAACATCAGATTATATCAAATATTCGAGCATGAATGGTCAAAACAAAAAGATCTGGTAAAATCGATGATATTGTTAAACATTTTATCACCAAAAAAGATAGATGCACGTAAAACCACATTCATAAAATTACAGAATAACGAAGCAAAACGATTCTTCGAGGCCAATCATTTGCAGGGTCACAGAAACGCTAAACATATATATGGGTTGATTTACGATAAAGAATTAGTGATTGCTATATCATTTAACGAAATCAAGAGAGCTGAATATGAAATCATACGCCTAGCCAGCAAGCAAGGCCATATGATCAGAGGTGGTGCTAGTAAACTTATCGCTAATTTCGATAAGCTTTTTAACAGTCCGATAATCCATACATTTGCTGATTTAAGGCACTCGCAAGGCACAGTGTATAAGACTCTGGGATTTTTGGAATTATCTGTAACGCCACCTGGGTATTTTTATTATCATCCGAACGGTAACGTAATCTTATCACGCCAACAATGTCAGAAGCACAAACTTCATAAATTATTAGAGAATTTTAATAACGCTGCTTCTGAAACTCAGAATATGTTCAATAACGGGTTCAGACGAGTTTGGACAGCGGGAAATATTAAATTCATTAGACCTAAACTCATCTCATCCTAACCCAGACGTTTTTATCAGTCGCTTTATTCTTTCTG